CATCCCCCATGTTCAAAATTTGTAAGGAACCACCTTATACCTTGAAGGGGTAGCATGGATATTCTCGGTTACACAAGAGTCATTGCCCTGTGATACAGCTCGTCCGCGCAACCCATGAGAATTATGAAAATGCTCATGGTTTACCTTTTTTGCTTTTCTTTTCACGCATTATGAATGATTAAAAAGAAAACGACCCGAGTGGGGGTTGAACCCACGACTTTCCGGTTAACAGCCGAATGCTCTAACCAACTGAGCTACCAGGTCAAAGGGACCTAGCAAAGCCGCTTACGCGACTGAGCTACCAGGTCATAAAAGGTTGGCTTTTAACCAACATGTCTTCTGAGCCGGAATCGAACCAGCGACTTGGGGAGGATTGTATATAGCAGATAATTGCTACAATCCCCCGCTCTACCAACTGAGCTATCAGAAGAAAACCCGCTACCGCGGGTTTCTCTTCTATTAGCAACTGTGACCGAAGGCCACTGGAGCTATCAGAAGAATGGTGGCTGCGCCACCGTCTTCTATTAGCAACTGTGGCCGAAGGCCATTGAAGCTATCAGAAGAATGGTGGCTGCGACACCGTCTTCTATTAGCAACTGTGACCGAAGGCCACTGGAGCTATCAGAAGAAGAGAAAGAAGTCCCGCCCCCTCCTGTTGAATAGCGGAAGGGAATCTTTAAGCAATTAAACGCACCTCACGGGCTCCAAATAAATGGCTCCAAACGCCTAAAACTTCTAGATTTCCTTGTCTTTCCAAAGCCAATCTCTTGCACACATTCTATGTAAGGACGACTGAGCAAATCTATTTTCCAATTCTGATTTATCTCCATACCATCAAATATAATATAGATTGCACTTCTGTACCAATCATACATTAATTTATATTTATCTTCCCCATAAAGTCTAACAAACTTATCTATGAACTCGCGCCAGGTGTTAGAGGAAATATATAGAGGTTCAAGTTTCTGTCTTACTTCCTCATTCATGAAATTAAAGGTTGCAGGTTTTTTACTTGGATCGTTGAAATTGCTAGCTTTTTGCCTGTATAATGTATATATATCAGAATCACACATAACTGCATTAAATTTATCTTCATACCAAGTTTTACCATGGAGTAGTAAATATCCTTTCAAAAAATTTGTCTTATACACTCTACCTCTTTTATCCTTCCAGCTGAATCCACTATCATCAAGTAAAGTAACGTAGTTATACTGATAATATTTTCTTAGAAGCGAGAATCCAAGATCAACCATCTTGACAGTATTTTCACCACGAATATCTTTCTCATTTAATTCGCATCCTTGTGCATCTGTTTTTAACCAGTAAAGACATGCTTCTTTTTCATACAATGCGATATTTACACAAAAATTCCGTCCTCCCACATTTATATTATTCCCGTCCATCTTAACTCTGAATTTACCAAAGTTGGTCTGGCAAAGACCATTCATACTAGTTCTTCCCTTCAGATTTTAAAGTGTCTTTTTTTTCTTTTAAATACTTTGGAATATGACCTAATTTATGGGGTAGCGCATAACCTACAGTACTTCTCCCCAAAGGTCCAATATAATAATAAGGGACGGGGGACCACGACGGTCGCATTCTTCTAATCTAAGTCAACAAACTCTCCTTTAACATATCTTGCAATAAGTTCTCCAGGCTCGCCATCATCGGATTCAAACACCATTCCATTTTGACTAATAAACACTTCCATATCTCCATAGACTTCTTTGCGAAGCGTATATGAATCTGTTTGCATCATAACTGGTGCGTCAATAGATTCCTTGTACACTAACCTCGTAGCAATTGTGTGAGTCTGCAGATGTTTCTTTGCATTTGCATTTGCCTTTGCCTTTGCATTTGCATCTGCCTTTGCCTTCCCTCTACGCCTAGCTTTCTCCTCAGACGCCATCTGGACATCTTTAGCACTCATCCTTTGAACCTTCCACGCACCCGCCCCACACCACTCCTCAGCCACCTTCTGACTCTCTATTGCAGAAGATAACCATTCCTTCTCCTTGGGATCACCATGCTTATCCACCTGCAGCCAATACCACGGCCCTCCATACAACTTGGAACCCTCGGGTATGGGCTCAGTCAACAAACCATGCATCATCCTGCTCTGATACTTACCATCCAATGGCCTCTCCATGCACTTCTCACACAGAGGAGAAGCATTCATAGGAACATTCTTACACACCATTACGCGACTTGCAGTCATACACGGAGCTAATCGGCAACTCGTTTTATCCCAGTTCGTCAATCTAGCCAGGCACTTCTTCTCTTCCATGGGGGGGCCTTGGTCTAGGAGGAAACGCCCGAATTCAATTTTTATTTAAGCCGCCAAGAAAATAATGGGGGAGGGGTGTAATAGGGGCTGTCTGCATATTTTGATCTGAATACTTCATTGCCTATCTTATAACCAATAAAGTAGCTCATTACACATCCTCCAACCAATCTTAGCATCTAGTACTCTATAACACCCACTCATTAAACCTTCTAAAGTATCAAGGTCCGCGCACTGGGATCAGTCGTCTCAGGTGACCATCTAGGCATCCAGAAAGGCCAGTAATCACCCGTCTTCTTGTAGATAGATTCGTATATACTACGATAATAATACGCCTCAGGAGTCGTCGGCTTCGGCTCCTCGTATTCCCCACACTTCGCTTGCCAGTCAATGGGAATCAAAGGCAAAACGCGCTCCTGAATCTCCTGGAACCAAGATTTCTCTGCACCACTCACACCATCTGAAAACGCCTCCTTCTTTCTCCAAAGCACTTCCTGCGGTAGAAGTCCCGCATCCGCGAAAGCCCGCCGCATCAAATGCTTCTCCACGAATCCCCCTCCAGGCCGCCGCAGATCAGTGGGCAGCGACATGGCCGCCGCGACGAACTGCTTATCCAAAAATGGCGTGCGAGCCTCCAGCCCATGCGAACTAATGCTCCGATCTGAGCGAAGCACGTCATAGCGGCAAATCTCCCTCAAAAGCCGCTGAGAATCCGCCTCAAACTGGTAATTGTTAGGAGCCTTGTAAAAGTATAGATATGAGCCCCAGACCTCATCTGACCCATCCCCATTGAACACCACCTTACAGTCGGTTTGGCGACGGATCTCACGAGCCACCATCCAATTCCCCACTGATGCACGCACTGTAGTAATATCATACGACTCAATGTCGCGAATTACCGATGGGATGGCCTCAAACATCTGATCCGCCGTCACAATCACCTCCGTATGCTCTGACTTAATCCAATCAGCCACCATTCGTGCATACTTCAAATCGCTGCTCCCCGCCATACCGATGCTAAAGGTCTTCAAGGGCAAGGCATTCGCCTCCACCAACATCTTTTGCACACATGCGGCAATGAGAGAAGAGTCCAGCCCTCCACTTAGCAAGGCGGCAATAGGTCTCTCTGTCATGAGCCGCTTACGAATAGCGGCGGTCAACGAAGTGCGAACTAATTCAATCCCCGTAACATCCGTGTAGACGCCCTTCAACCATGGGACTGTGTGATACACTTGCCGCTCTTCAACTCCCTTCGGCCCAATCGTCCACACCTCACCAGGCGGAAACTCGTAGATTTTTGAGTATGATCCGATCCATCCCTCTAGTGCCTTCCGCTCACTGGCAAAGACAATCCCGCGAAACTTGTCATCGGAATAATACAAGGGGCGAACACCATAGGGATCCCGTGCAACAATGTATTTATCCCCATCTTGCAGGACTACCGCAAACACTCCGTCTAGTGCACGACAGAATGATACGGCATCCCCACCAGAAGCCTTCCACAGAGGCCCCAACACCTCGCAATCAGAACCCTTTGACACAAACCCAAGGTTCTTCTCTAACAAGCCTGCATTATAGATCTCTCCATTGCACATCCAGGTGAGCTCGCCTGACAAAAAGGGCTGCATTCCGTCAGGATTTAGCCCATTGATCGCAAGGCGTGTAAATGCGAAGACTGCAGAGTTTAAATCAAGAATCCGAGTGCCTTCTGGACCTCGCGCAGTTATATGAGAAACCGCCTCTTCAACCTTTGATCTTAGAATGGAATTAGGGGTCGTATAGATCCACGCCCATATTCCACACATCACTTCTTCTTATATTAATATATTCTCTTAAACCCTTGCTAGAATGGACGCCAGCGACCTCCTCCGTAGAAACTTCCAAGTTACGAACGCAAGTGCTAAAGTGGCTGCGGTCAAAGTCTCTAGGCCAGCATTTGTCGCAAATACCGTAAATAATATCACAAATGTGAGCACGATGACATTCGCATCTGCTGAAGATAAGATGACATTTGACGCGGGAATTCAATATCTTAAGTATACTGCTGGAGTACCCACACTTTCTACGATGAGCTTCTGTGGGTCGCGTGTATGAAAGGCTACCTAAAACACCCATAATCCCTTTAATCAGATGGATAAATTCACGAGAGTCTCTCATGTGGTGACCTTATTAAAACGCCTTACTACCGCTGGAATACCTCCAACAGATTCAGGGTATAAGGAAACAAAGAAGGCCTTAGACTTCTGGATTTTAGAGGGCGAGCCTTTTGAGGCAGATATTGAATTTATGCGATACGGGCGTGTAGGTCATCTTGAAGTATTTAAGGACAAAACTCCCACTCTTCTGCTGAAACTCATTCCTGAACTCAAAGATGAGGTCTAAAAATCCAGCACGTCTACTAGTTAACATGCAGTGGGTAGCAGCAACTTTGACTTCGCCATTCAGCAAGGCCATAGGCTCCGCCATTATCTCTTACACCGCTCATTATGGAATGGCCAAGGCATATAACGCGGCCTGTGTTCCAAGTGGGGTTTACGGCTTTCTACAAGGCATGATCACATCAGGAAGTCCGGTCTGCCAGGCGGCCCTTCAAGTCGTTTCTGCAACACAAATCTCATATTCTCAGCTCATCATGGTCACCATTTCAACAGGGATTATGAATGTTGTCGCATCTAGACGATAACTAGCTTCGCTTGTACCGCTTCGCTTGTGCGTGAATACACTAAACAAAATAAGGATATATCATCAGATGAATGCTTCCGCCGAAGGCTCGTTATACGAGCTCGTCGCCAGGGGCAACAAGGATTTATTTTTCTACAAGGAAGGCGGCGATTTCATATTCAATAATGCATATGAGCCACAGACCCCTTTTTTAGAGGAGCTTCGTCGCGTTCCTCCCAGAACATCGGTAGAATTCGGCCGTGCCATTGAATTTGATTTTGATATAGTTGGCGATCTTATGAAGAACCCCACTCTACTTATTAAACTCCCCACGTGGCTCCCCCCTGCACAAGCTGCCACTATAAGAAAATCCATTATACGAGATGCCTCTGCTTCTCCTCAAAGCATCACATACGGCTATGTAAGAGGGATTGCCTATTTCCTCTTTGAGACGATAAGCTTCTATCAAGACAATATCCTTTTACAAGAATTCAGCGGAGATACTCTATGGGCTCTATCCAAGATTTCTGGCACATACGGCCACAGTTTCATCCAGTCAGAGCAAACCGGCGATCATGGTGGAACACCCTTGGAAATCAGCAGAAACGCCGCACCCCCCACGCTGCGTCTAGAACTGCCTCTTATAGGAAATAAAAATGGTTTTCCTCAAAGGGCCGCCCTCAAGCATTCATACAGGCTTAGATGTAAGCTTAGACGCCTAGAAGATTTAGTGGAATCTTCCGATCCAAACGCCACTCAGAAACCCATTCCATGGGGGCAAGAAATGGTCCAAACCCTACAATCAGGTGACCTACAATTCAAAACACTTGACAGAACCTCTATAGCACCTCTGCAAATACAGTTAGAAACTACCCAAGTGTATCTGGAAAAGGATGTGCAGACCAAGCTAGAGAATACTCCTACAATGACACGTTTCCGTCGCTTAACTGAGAATAAATTTACCCAGAATCAGCTTGATTATTCTGGAGTAAATGGGGGCGGAACTTCCAGCGTGAATCGGCGCCTAGATGGGCGGCACCCTGCGAGCCGCATTATGTGGTACTTCAGAAATATGCAAGATGTGAATGCGAATCGCCTTTACAAGATCTCAACAAACCCAGAACAACCATACTTTAACACAGTTACACTCCTCATAGCCGGTCAAACGAGGGAATTACCTCGCAGCCCATCAGTCTGGAGAGACGTCACGAATTTTGCTAAAGAGGATCTGGATTCTGGGCGTGAGATTAGCACGATGAACTGGACTCTTGGATCTCTTCCTACGAATAAGTTTACTGAACTAGATGTTACAGGGTCTGTAAATTTCACTACCGCAGATAAACCCACTCTATACATTGATCTGGCTCAGCCCGGTCATCCGAGTACGGAACTATTCGTAGTTGTGGAAGGATGGGCCGAATTTAGAACAGATGGAAAAGGCCGCGCCGAACTCTTCTCAGGAAATTAAACGGAAACGTTAGATGCAACAGCAAGAAGAAGACACAACATATGGCCTGAGCCGCCCTAGCGGCGATATTGTTACTTTGCTGGATCTTGCACCCCGCGACTTCCAGGATAATAACTACACCCCCCTCTCTTCCGAGAAAACATTCTGGCTACCAAATCAAGAGCGCCGCGTAGACCCTTTTACACTAAGCGTCCAGCACTTTCCCTTCCGTGGCCCCACCGCCTTCGGCCAACGCTTCACCTTTGATCTTAAATCCGTAAGTTGTGGCGATTTACTTCTGAGCACGATTCTGCAGATAGATCTCGGTCATTGGTTGACCGACACAGATATTCTACGCCTTGAATCTGGAAAGTACCAAGTTAACTCCGATCCATGGTTCTATGCGAATTCTCTCGGCACGGTTATTCTAGAAAAGGCGACCTTTGAGGTGAATGACCAGACAATTGAAATTGTTGATGGAGATTTCTTAAATGTCGCGAGCTTACTCTTTCAAGATATCAATGCGCAGTTCGGATTTGCAGCCGATGGACTGGGGCGACAGCCCATATCCACCCTCCTATCCACCCCAACTACCAGACCGTTCCCTGCACAGTCAAATACCCTATTTATTCCACTACCCTTCTTCTTCCAGCGTGTAAAAATGGTAGAGGCCTTCCCCCTTCTAGCATGCAAGGAGGGATCCGTCAGAATCCATATAAATCTCAGACCCTTTGAGGAGTGTGTGCGCATACTATCTGGGCGCAGAGCTTCCACAACAGACACTCCCCTAGGCAAACCCGTGAATATAACAAATCTCATGAATCCAGTGCAAATCATCCAAACGATTCAGGCATCTTCTACAATCCCGCAATTCAAGGGAATCCAGCTGATCACTTACGCGGCTCACACGGACGGCGTAACTCGCCAGACAATTCTCAGAACACCCTTTGAGATTCTCACGCGGAACGTGGCCACCTTTCATTTCGCCGAGCCACTCAAATACGTGGTCAACAAATCCACCTCTGACACAATCCAAGTGCAACTTCCCCTAGAATTGAATCATCCATTAGAAGAAATCATATGGTTTGTCAGGCGTAAGGCCACCGCAAATAACAATGAATGGACGAATTACTCAGCAGTCACAAGCATAGAATACGATCCTGTATTCAACCCTCCACGACCCCTTTTACACAGTGCAAGTATACAGTTCAATGGTGTGGAAATCGTAAAGGCCGAGGAACAATGGTTTCGGCAACACATTGCGCTCAAGCATAAGGGAGGTATCGCAGCATATGATAATTACATTTACGGATATTCCTTTTCCTCAAAGCCAGGCGATCATCAACCTTCAGGCACTGTAAATGCATCAAGGTTGCAGAGTATTCGTCTAAACTTAGAAATTAACGCGCCAGGTGGTGCATATGAGCAAGAGTGGGAAGTTAAGGTGTTTGTTCTTTCTCTGCAGTGGTTACGGTTTGAGGGCGGCTTGACAAATAAAATGTATACGGATTAAAGTATATATTAAACTTCAGTAAAACTTTTGGTAGAACATTATATATCGCATCAAACATCAATAGGACTCCGCCAAATCCGATGAACCGATCATCCCATATTTCAAAGCATGGGGAGCCTATGATGAAAAAATAAGTATATAAGAATGCACCCAATAACATCTTGAACAAAAAGTCAGATATTAAATATGATATACTATCTTCTTTTTGGAACTTTATGCTCACAAGTACGAACTGCAATATCATAGAAAACTTTAGAAAAAGTAACACGGCCACATACAACTTCATATTCTAATTCAAGCGGGATATATTTCCTATAAAAACCCAAGCTAACAGTAATGGCATCTGCAGGGCTTTTAAGAATTCTGACATCTGGGTTACAGGATGAGAGGCTTTCCTATAAAATACAGCCAAGTACTTTCCAGAAGGCCTTTGTCCGAGCAGGCCGCTTCACGACCGAGTGGTATAGAGTAGATTTTGATAATCAACCGGCATTCGG